AAAACTGGGAGCCGACATTCGGAATACGATATGAACATTATCCGCAAAACTCGGGTAAGGTCACAAAAATCCTATAATTCGATGATGGAATTTATTAAAGCGTTGGGGGATGACGGCGCCGAACCGCTGGGGATCGCCGCGTTAAAAGATGACGGGGAATATACCCCGCCCCAAATCGCCCAAATTAATGCATACGAATCCATCGTTACCGAATACGGGAAATTCGGGCAAGCAATCACCCAATCCCACTATATCCCGGCAGAAATAAACGGGTTTGCTGGTTCGGGGTTGGTTTGTGCAAATTGCGCGTTCTATATGGAATCCGGCCAATGTGAAATTGTCTATGGGAATATCCAACCCGGCGCAATCTGCAAACTATGGGTAATCCCCAACGGTTTGGTTATGGAATCAGCGCCCGCGGATGAAACCCCCATGATGGATATGGATGAGGATACCAGCGACGAAACCGAAATTAATATCGAAGTTGGCGCGCTGGAAGATCGCAACGCAACGCCCGCCGAACGGGCGGAAATGCCGGATTCGAATTTTGTTATTCCCGAAACCCGCAATTTTGTAATCGTAACCCCCGATGATATTCCAGCGGCGGTTTCCAGTTGGGGCCGGTACCAAGGGCCGATTAGTTTTGAAACGTTCAAACGGCGTATAATCGAATTAGCCACGGCAAAGGGTCCCGAGTTTTTCGCCCGGTTGCCCGAATCGTGGAAGTTAGAATTAGAGCAACGGAAATCCTACGTTCGGGAATTACTGCAAGTAATGGGGGTTAATCGTGATTAAAGCAATCGGGGAAAACCTCATTATTGGTACCGGCGTGGTATTTGGCGGCGTGGATCTCACCGGGGATAGATTCACCAAAAACACCGATTTCGGCGAATCCCGTTCATTCGTTGGGTTGCCCGTCTATTACGATCACAGTTTGGGCGGATTAAAATCCCAAATTGGGGCGGTAAAACAATGGATTCCCACCGATGAGGGTATCGACGTTGAAATCGAATTAGATCGGCGTCACGCGTACGCATCCAAAGTAATGGAACTGGTAAAGCGCGGCGCGCTGGGACTTAGTACGGGCGCCCTCCCCCATTTGGTGGTTCGGGAAAATGGGGAATTAAAACGTTGGGTAATCGGGGAGATTTCACTGACCCCCACCCCGGCGGAACCCCGAACCGTAACGGCGGCTATAGCGGGCGGCAATGACGGGGAAACCCGGCCGGCCGGGCAATATATATCAGAATCAACCAAAAAGGAATTACCAACCATGTCGGATTTTCAATTCAACGAATCACAGGTTACGGACATTGTCGACAAGCGCTTGGGCGAACTTGCCGGCGCTCCCGTTGTTGGCGGCGGTGTATACATGGGGGGCAAAGCGCCCAACGTGAAAAACATCACCAAATTGGGTATGAGCAACGAACCAACCGCCGCGTTTTGGCACTGGATGAAAACCGGCGATGAAATCGCCGCCAAAGCAACGCTGGTGGAGGGTACCAGTGCCAACGGTGGCTATATCGCGCCCCCGGAACAATACCGCGACGTTATCGATCGCCGCGACGAATTAAGCATTTTATCGAAGTTGCCAATTCGCCGAATGACGACTAGTTACCAGCGTTTGGACGTTCCCACCCAAGTGGAAAAAAGTGATTTTGCATGGACGGCCGAGTCGGGCGCGTACAATTTCGACGAACCCACATTTGGCCAAGCCGCGATCCAAGTATATACCGCTACCCTTGCTATGAAAATCAGTAATCAACTGTTACGCGATGAAAAAGCAAATTTGGAAGCGTTTCTTATTCGCGAAATTTCCCGCGCCGCCGCCCGTAATGTGAATGAGTTCATCATTAAGGGTTCGGGTTCTAGCCAACCATACGGGATTTTAACCCGCGCAACCCAAAACGAAGTATTGGCTAGCGCGTCCGGGTTGGATTTTTCGGACGTGGTAAATTTGCAAGCCAAAATCCCCAGCGCGTATTTGCAAGACGGGGAATGTGGTTGGGTAATGCGCGGTACCACATTGAGCGCAATTCGCGGACTCACTGGCAACATTCCCCAAGCCGGTTTGCTTAATGTCACCCGTAGCGAAATCGACGGATACCCGTTGGCCTTGTCGGATTTCATTGGGGCGTTTGGTACCGGAATCAAACCAATCATTTTTGGTAATTTTGGCTATTATATGTTTGTGGAATCCGTCGACATGGAAATTGCCCGGAACCCCTATGTATACATGGCAAACGGCCAAACCGGTATTTTTGTAACGATGCGCTGGGGCGGTGACGTCACCCAAGCCGAGGCGTTTGCATACGGTATTAATCCCTAACGAATGATTACCCCCGGGACGTCGGCGCCGGCGTTCCGGGGTATTGGTGAATTATGTTAATCGTATTAAACGATGGTTTGTGCCAATATGAAAACGGGAAACTAGTCACGTACCAACCGGGAGCGGTGGTAGATTTTGCTCCCCATATTGCCCAATCAATGATAGATCGGGGACGCGCAACATTGCGTATTACCCCCGCCACAACGCCCCCAGAACGTCCAAACGTTCCCACCCCATCCAATCCCCCAACCCCGCCAAAACGGGGCGCCGGGCGCCCAAAAAAGGGGTAACACATGGCATATATCACACTGGCACAGTTCAAAACGTTTTTGGGTATTACCAGCGCGTCCGATGATGGAATTATACAAATCTGTATTAATAGCGCTCAACAAACCATCGATACATTTACCGCCCGGACATTTGAGGCCGCCGCCGATACCACCCGGGTATTTACCCCGTTACGGGAGGATTTCGGCGGTTCGATTTGGTGGGACGGGGCAACGCTGGGATTAGACGCGGATTTGTGCCAACTCACCACCATTACCAACGGGGATGGGAATCTAATCCCATCCGGGGCGGTGGTTTTGCTCCCGTTGAATTTCCCCACCAAATCCGCGATTAAGATAAAATCGAATACCCAATATGTTTGGACATATACCGGATCACCGGACGGGGCGGTATCGATTACGGGGCGTTGGGCGTGGAGCGTGACAGCGCCGGCGGATATTGTCGGGGCGGCGTATGAACTTACCAAATATTTTTATCAAAACCGGGAATCCAATCCAACCAGCGCCCAACAAATCATTAGCGCCGACGGGGTTCCCATTGCCCCGGATGCAATCCCAAAAATCATTGTTAGTTTGCTCAAACCATATAAAAGGAGATCCTAATATATGGCAACAAACCTTAATCAGATTTTGGCGGACGTGGCGGCGCTGGTAGTAACGGACGGTACACTCACCCCAACGGTATATTATGGGGCAACGATGCGCAATAGTTGGGAAAAAGCGCAATTACCAATCCGGATATTACAACCCGTCAATTTCGGGGTCAATTCCGCCAAATCCCAAACATTGCGCCCAACGTTTGCAATGACGGTGGTATGGACCATACAGGATATTTGTTTATTACGGCCGGCCGGGATGGGGCAAGGGTTACCCGATATTACCGTTAACTTAGGTAATTATTTGAGTAATTATATTGACGCCGTCCGGACGCTGGGAGCGTCACATTATACCCGGGAAAACGTCCGGGGAACCATTGAAATGCTAGAATACCCGGCGGCGTCCGGGCGGTTCTACGATGCGGTGGTAATCACTATTGATTTTTTGGACATCATACAATAAAGGGGTTTTATTATGGCAACAACTGGAGCAATGTCGGGCGCATATGGCAAAATCGAAATCCAAACCGGCGGGTCCGGGGCGTTTGTGGACATTTCGGGGAGCGCCCAATCGGTGGACGTTACCACGGTAAAACGGTTGTACGGTAAAGCGTACCCGTTAGATATCGATTTCCCTAAAAACACATATGGGAAAACCGACGGCGCCGAAATGACGGTTAATGTTATTTATACCGAAGTTGTATCCGAGGGGTACCAAGTTGCCCTAACGTCATTCGAAACCGCCGGCGGCGGATTGGTTGCTATCAAACTCACCCCCGGCGGTACCGTTGCATCATCGGATACCTATACCACGGCAATCGGGCGAATTATCTCTATCGATTATCCCGCGTTCGATGGTTCCAAGGGTGATCCGATTATGTGTAGTTTTACGCTGGCCGTTGAAACCATCACACACGCGCTATCATAGGATTAAGTAATGCACTACAAATTACGTGATTTACCCCTCACTATGGGGGACATTATCGACATTGAAAACTTCAGCGATTCCAAAAAAATCCGGGACGTTGCGAATATGATCGATCGGTTTGTTATTTACGAACCGGGGCAATCAATCCGGGATATTCCGATTAATGATTTGGCGCCAATCCTTGACGCGATTACGAACCGGGCGGGGTTGGGAGATTCCGAATTAAAAAAATCGGGGGGCGCGTAACGGCCCATTTGTGGGCGGGCGCGCCCGTACCCGTGGAATACTTACAGTTGGTTTTGTGCCGTGACGTTTACCATTGCCCGCCGTCTATGCTCCCCGATTGGGTGACGATACGGCGGGCGTTGGCTATGATTGACGCGGAACAAAAAGTAAACAAACGGAAACGGGGGACATAGTGGCAACAAATGTGGTAATCACGTTTGAGGGTATCGACGATGTAAGCAAAACCGCGAACAACGTCAATCAGAGTATAAACAGCGTCAACGAAACCGCAACCAGTACCGGCGGCGGATTTAGCATATTGGGCGAAATCGCAACCGGGGCGCTACGTCAAATTGGCGCGGCGGCAATTGGCGCCGTTGCGGGCGGATTGTCGGCGGTGGTTGGCATGATTGGCGATGGGATAAAGGGCGCCGCCGACTGGGAAAGCGCATTAGCCCAAACCGAGGCCGTCATTAAATCGACGGGCGGCGCCGCGGGATTAACGGCGGGGCAATTTGCCGAATTGGCCGGGCGATTAAGCGCCGAAAACGGGATGAGTAAATTCAGCGATGACGCTATTTTGGCGGGCCAAAACATCCTAGCCACGTTTACCAAAATTAAAGGGCCGGCGTTCACGGATGCAACCAAAACTATTTTGGATATGTCGACGGCGCTGGGAACGGATTTGGGCGGTACGGCGATGCAAGTCGGGAAAGCGTTAAACGACCCCATCGCGGGTATTGGCGCCCTCTCGCGTGTTGGCGTGACATTCACGGACCAGCAAAAGGAACAAATCAAAGCGTTGGCGGAAACCGGCGATATGTTGGGCGCCCAACGGATCATATTGGCGGAACTTGCCACCGAATTCGGCGGATCGGCGGCGGCGTCCGTGAATACATTTTCCGGCCAAATGATTGTATTACAGGAACAAACCGGCGCCGCGTTTGAACAAATCGGGACGGCGCTATTGCCGGTATTGGTTCGGTTCGGTTCATTTGCTGGGGAAACGCTGGTCCCGATTCTTACCGACGTTGCAACCTCATTTGGGAATTGGATTACCAGCGTAAACTGGGATTCCATTTTTACCGCCCTCAATGATTTTTATAGCGTGGCATATGATTTGGTGGCGGGAATTGATTGGCCGGGAATCATTACCCAATTGCAAACGTTGGCAACGGCAATCCAGACGGGGTTAGCCGACGGGAGCGCCCGGGCGGCGCCGGTATTATCTCGCATGGGGGAAATATTTGCGGAAATTTCGGACAAATTAGCGCCAATTGCGGCGGGGATTATGGAAGCGTTTAATAACCCGGCCGTACAATCCGCGCTCCAAATTACTATAGATGTAATTGGGGTTATATTACAGATTATTATGGAACTGGCAAACGTTATAATTCAAGATCTAATAAAATCAATTGCCGCGGTTGCGCCAATTTTTTCGTTGGTTTTTAATACGTTGATTGATAGAATAAATTTTGTATTTCCGATTATAGTAGGAATTTTTAACGCTATAGTTCAATTAATTCGCGGCGATTTTACGGGAGCGCTAACAACCCTACAAACCACGTTCGAAACGGTTTGGGGAAAAATCCAAGTCGCGGTATTGGCGGTAATTACTAAAATTATGGATGTAATTAACCCGTTAATATCCAAGTTTACCCAAATCGGTATTGATATGGCAACCGGTATTGTAAACGGGATTAACCAAGCGGCCGGAAAAATTAAAGCGGCGGCGTTAGCGGCGGCCAAAGGCGGATGGGAGGCGATTAAGGAATTTTTCCGCATTTCGTCACCGTCGGTATTAATGGCAGAAACCATTGGGAAACCATTTTCCCAAGGGATCGCCGCCGGGATTGTATCGGGTATTCCGGACATTGCCGGGGCGTCACGATTGGCGGGAGCGGTTGCGGGAACCCAAGCGACTACCAATAATTACTACCAGTTATCTGCAACATATAATAGCAACCAATCCGAATCGTCGATTATGATGGATTTACGCGATATGCAACGATTGGCGGGGGCGTAATGGGAACTAGTACACCGTATGCAATCACAATAACCACCAATGGGAAAACGTACCAGTTAAACGGGACGGACCCCATTACGGGTTACCAGTTCAATTACCAAGGGGATGGGGGTTTCGGGTTGGCGCCCCTCCATCGAATCACCCAACGGGGGACGTTCCAACAAGGGGATTTCGATACCGATTTTCGATTGGACCCCCGGATTTTATCATTGCCATTGTTGGTTATGTCGTCTAATTTATCGGACCATTATCAAAAACGGGATGCAATACTAAAAATATTTACCCCGTCAAATACGCCGGCGTTGCTTACCGTTTCGGTTGGCGTCCCGCTGGGAACTGATTTTGTACGCACAATTTCGATAATGATTTTGGGCGGGTTAACATTCGATCACGTCCCCGGCGCCGGGTACGATATAAAATTCGTGGTTCAATTACGCGCGGCGGATCCCACATGGTACGACCCCAGCGGGATTACCGAATCAATCGCCCCACAAATCGCCGGGACCCCAACGCCGTACCCCAAACCGTACCCGGTACCATACGGCGTTTCGGTGTTATCGGGAGATACAAAAATTACATACGTTGGATCATGGCAATCATATCCAATCATTACGGCAACGGGACCAATAACCGGGTTAACCATAACGAACGATTCAACGGGGGCGGTTATATCCGTACCCGGAACCATCCCAGCGGGGCGGACGTGGACGTTTAACCTACTATACGGGTACAAAACCGTTACCGATGATTTAGGGGTAAATCAAATTGCGGCCGTTACCGCGGCGTCCGATTTGGCCACGTTCGCAATACTCCCCGCGCCGGACGTTAGCGACGGGGTAAACATTATTACGGCGGTAGGAACCGCAACCACCGGGGCAAGTAATACCAGTATTTTTTATTACAATCGATACGTTGGAATATAGGGGGCAACAATGGCAAGTACTGAACGTTCACTAGGTTGGGCAACGGGCGTTGCGGGAACCGACGGGGCAACCGCATACGATACAACCCGTATGATAGCGATGGAACGGAATACGTTGGGAACGGGGATTTTGTTAACTGGTTCATATCTCGCAATCAGTACCACGGCCCCAACGCTTACCATTGCCGACGGCGCCGCAATCATTAACGGGTATTTTTACGAATCAAACGGCGCCGTTACCATTGCGGCGGCGGGGTTGGGAGCGGCAACGTATAACATTGTTATTATTGCCAATACGTCCGCCGGATCGCTTACCGTATCGGCAAACGGGGCGGGAACCACCACCATCACCACGGCAACCACCCGGGCGGCGCTGGTAACGTCGGCGCAATCAGCAACAATCCAAGCGGCGATCGGGGTTGCAAATATATTATTTTTGGGAACGGTGATTGTTGCGGCGTCTAGTTTTGGCACGTTATCAATCGCCCGGTATCAATCAGTAAAAGTAAAAGGGGTACCCAATACCCAATTAGCATATTTGGGGCGAATTGCGACGTCATTAAGTATCCCCAACAACGTGGTAACGTCGATTGTTAATTATGATGTTGGGAGTGATAGCGATGATGGGAATATGATTATTAATACCGTTACCGGGGAAATTGAAATACCCAACGGGACATATATGGTTTACGCCCGCGTCCAATGGGATACAAACGCAACGGGTACCCGCCAAATCATCCTAAACGGGGACCCAACGATTACCGCCCAATACATGGCAAACGGCGCCGCTACACAAACGGCGTTATCATCGGGCGCCCAAGAGGGTACCGTTATTGCGGGGGATGGGAGCGGTTCGATGTTTTTGCGGTTAACGTGTTACCAGAATAGCGGCGCCGCCCGTACCATTTCGAATATTTGGTTTCGAATAGTTCGGGTATAGCATGGCACCACAATATACCATTTTTATCCGAGATAGCGCCGGGGCGATTGTTGCCAATCTTACCGCAATGATTGGCGTCAAAATCTCCCGTGTATTGAATGGGTTCGACATTGCCCAAACGGTGATTACCGGGAGCGATCCGAACGTTTCGTATATTGTATATGGGGCGCGGGTGGAAATATTCCGGCGGGACATTGCCGCCGGGGTTCCCAATAACCGGGAATTTGCTGGGGTGATTTATACCACCAAAACCACCATAAACGAAGTAACCACGGTTTCGTTTGTTGCGGTTGGGTTCGAAGTACTGTTACAAAACCGAATTATTGCGTTTTTCGCCAATGTTGCCAACCGTTCGGTATTTACCGCCCAACCGGCGGAAACCATCATGAAAACGCTATTTAACTATAACGCCGGTTCACTGGCAACCACGGCGAACGGGCGATTTTTAAACGGCGTTATTACGGGAGCAACCACGGCCGCAACCAGCGGGGCGGGGAATTCTATTTCCATTGCGGTTGCGGGCCAAAATCTGTTAACCGCAATGCAACGAATCCAAGAAATCGCTGGGGGAGATTTCGCCGTAATCTATACCGCCCCGGCAACCTATACGTTTACATGGTACACCGGGCAACGAGGGACGGATCGAACCGCAACCGTTGTATTTAGTACGGCAACGGGAACCATTGGCCAATTGGATATAGAGGAACCCCGGATTAACGATTTTAACGCCGTTATCGTTGCGGGCGCTGGCAATGAATCCGCCCGGGCGATTGTTACCCGGCCGGCGTCCCTCCCAACGGGGTTTGATTTGCGGGAACAATGGATTGACGCCCGCAACGGGCAAACCAGTACCGCGGCGCTCCAAAATACGGGCAATTTGGAACTAGGAATAGCAACAAAAAACCGGGTAACCTATAGCGCCCAAATACTACAAACGCCCGCGGTTCGGTACGGCGTCGAATACTTTATCGGGGATTTAGTCAGTTTGTACACCGGCGCCGGGGTGGTAACGCAAAAAATCAACGGGGTACAAATATCTATTGATAGTATGGGACTGGAGCAAATACAAATTGAACTCATTTCTAACTAATCTCGCCGCCAACGGGCGCCGAACCGACATTTTGGAGCGTATCGAAACGCCGGCGGCGGCGTTGACCCTCACCCGATCGGCAACGCTGGCAATCACCACGGCGGGAACAACAATTACATGGCAAGTAGAAACCCGGAACCGCGGGTTTAATTGGAGTGGTACGGAAATTACCATACCAACGGCCGGGTATTATGCAATTAACCTACAATACAACGCCGTGGTAATTACCACCACATTTGCAATTTTGCGGGTTAATGCTGTTAATGTTGCGTTTTTCTCCAATTCCAGCGTTAACAGTACCCTACATGGTTTTACGGTTTTACGGTATTTTTCCACTGGGGATTTAGTAGAGGCCCGCGTGGTACCAGCGGCGAATTCGACGATCCAAGTTATTGCCGAGGGCGTCGCTAGCGAATCCCCATTTATTCACATTACTCAATTAACGGGAGCGCTATAATGCAAATCATTAATCGAATCTATAACCCCGTAACAATCCGAATTATGTATTTTGATGATTTTGGCGTTGAATACCCGCAACCCCCAGCGGGCGCCGAAATTGTAGACAAACCCTACACATACCCCGAGGCAATGGCGGAATTACGTTTGGAGCGGGACGCGCGTTTGAACTGGAGCGATTGGACCCAACTCCCCGACGTGCCACTAACCCCGGCTATGGTTACCCAGTGGCGGGCGTACCGTCACGATTTGCGCAACGTCCCGGAACTGGTAGAATCGTTAGGTTGGGACGGGGCCGTGAATTGGCCAACGCCGCCCAAATAGGGGAGGTTGCCTATACGATGAATCACTACATCATAAATAACGGTACAAAACCTCCCAACCGGGGGGTTTTGTATTTGCCCCGTATTGGCATCTATTCGGCGATTTGCCGGGCGTTATCCCCCAACCCTATACAATGATACCCCCGGGCGTAATGGGGCAATTATGAGAGTTTTACCAATATTCGCATATTCGCATAATTGCATATTGACATTTGTATAATTATACGTATAATGAAATAGGAATGAAGTATTTGAGTAAAGGAACAAACCAGATGAGCATCAATGACACACACGTTCACATTGCGGAATTGGGGATTTGGATTTCCAAAACCGCCGACGGGATTTTGTCAACGTACGACAAAAAAATGATTACCCGCAAACGGAACCAGATGATCAAATCCAACCCCGCCGACGTTGCAAAGATTGACGCCGCTATTGCCGCCGCCAAAACCGCCGCCGTCGCCGGTACCAAGATTGACGCCGCCGCCGCCAAAATCGCCGCCGAATCAGTGGTTTACATGATGACAGAATCCGGCCAAATGGTACCGATTAAGTAATAAGAACGGCGGGGGCGCTGGAAACGGCGCCCCGCCAATAAGGGAGCAAACCAGATGAACACCAAACCCATTAACGCAATGACACAGACCGAACTAGTGGCAATTGCGCGGGAACGCGCAAAACTTGCAAACATCGAATGGGAAAAAATCAACGCCGCCGCAATGTTGGCAATGAACGCACAACCTCCCAGCGCTAACTTGATTACGTTACGTCAATACATGGTTAATAAGTAATAACAATGGCGGGGGCGCTGGAAACGGCGCCCCGCCAATAAGGGAGCAAACCAGATGAAACCGTTCACACTCACCCAGCCCCAAATTACGGCAATGATTGACGAAATCAACGAAAACGTCACGGCGGTGAACTATGATACCGTTCGGGACGTTGTAGCAACGATTTTCGATTCAATCGACGAATCAGCGTATTGGGCCAAAAACGGCGAACCCGTCACCGAATCGGAATTGATTCAACTGGTAAACGATTGGATTGAGAAAAACGGCCCAACAGATCCCATTAAAATCACAATGGAATCAGCCCCAACGCCGACCGGTCGGTACTGGAATCACGGGACGCCAGACCGGTCGGTACTGGAATCACGGGACGCCCAACCACTACTAGACTCATACAAATCCGTTCCATCGATGGGAATTAGCCGGAACTGGGAGTTTTAACGATGCGAATCCAGATGAACAAGGATCGATTACCCGCAATAATCGCCGGCCGGGGCGCGGTTCGGGAACTGGTAACCAAACATGAAAAACACAAATACGGGAATGTATTGGTTATTCGTCACGTTGGGCAAATCGCCCCCCATAGCGTCCCCGGCGCCCCGGTACTGATTGGTAAATACCGGGAACCAATCGCCGGGACCACGTTGGAAATATTCCAAACGTCGAATTTACGGGTTGGGGAATGTTGGATTTATAAGGGCGAACGGTTTTATGTAATGATGAATGATATTATTACCAGTACCGAATATTCGCCGGCAATTACGGAATTTATCGCAATGCGGGATTAGTACCCAATGGCAACCGTTGGGGCGCTGGGAGCGGCGCCCCCAAACAATACGGGATTAACGGCGCAATCTAGACGCCGATCCAATAAAGGAGCAAACCAGATGACAAACGCACAAATCAGCGCCGCCCAAGGGAAACGAATCGACGGTTTCGGGGTGTCGAGCATCCTCACCCGTCACCCCCATTACCCA